ATCATATAAACCAAACTTTGTCAATTACATGTTCCGTGAGGATATGATATGTGATGGCATCGAGAACTGTGTACAGTACATAGAGAACTTTAATCCAGAGAAATCCAAGAACCCCTTTGCATATTTCACTCAGATCATTTACTATGCCTTTCTAAGACGCATACAGAAAGAGAAGAGACAGTTAGAAATAAAGAATAAGATACTAACCAAGTCAGGATATGATCAGGTCTTCCATACAGATGACAAGACTGGACATTCAGACTATAATACAATTAAGGAGAACGTAGAACTAAGAATTAAGTGACATATCCTATTACAATAGTTGATGATTTCTTTGAGGATCCTGATGCCATTGTGGAGATGGCCAATGCTTTGAAGTACTATCCACCTGACCGTGGTAACTGGCCAGGTACACGTACTAAGCAACTTCATGTGGTAGAAGAGAGGTTCTTTAATTACTTTGGTGAGAAGGTACATCTCCTTTTCCATGATGGCAAACCTGAGTACTGGAATATGCAGACGCACTTCCAGAAGATACAACCTTTCTCAGAAGATCAGTATGACCCACTCAATAGAGGATGGGTACATCAAGACATTGATACACACTTTGGTGGTATAGTATACTTAAACAAAGACCCATCCCCAGATTCAGGAACGTCGATTTATAAGACATCCTCTGGGTATGGGTTTCAGTATCCTGATGAGATTACCATGAAGGAAAAACTTTATAGGGGTGAGGAAGTAGATCCAGATGAGTATAGAAAGGTCTGGAATAAAGTACATGCACAGTACACCCCAACAGTCAGGGTAGAGAACGTATACAATAGATTTGTTCTATTCAACAACAAGACACACCATGGTGTTTATACTTTTGGCACTCAGGAACGTCTAACTTTAAACTTTTTTGGTATGGCAATGACAGGTAAGATACCACCATTGAGGAGGTCTAGATGAAATATCCAGGATTAATACCAGGTACCCAAAAAAACGTCGGGCAGCAAGAGTATGGTTGGGACTATGGAAGAATGGACTTAGATGGTAGGAAGTACGTAGATCCTATGTTAAATTTTGGTTGCTATACATTAGGGTATGGTCGTATGCAGATCATGAACTATGTACGTGACAATATGTGTATCAAACCTGAGATAGGTGAGAACTTCTTTGAATCTCAACCTCTCAAGTTAAACAACTGTACATGGAAACTAGCAAAGATGCTCAAGGGTATTACAGGATATAGAAGTATATTCTCATTGAGTGGTAGTGACGCAGTTGAAGGTGCAGTCAAACTTGCTAGTGCATATCAGAAGGAAGTAGGTCAACATCAACGTAATAGCATAGTTACATTCAAAGGTAGCTTCCATGGATCTACTATGTTAACTCAGAGCATGGGTGATGGTCTGTTTAATGATCCATTTTATACCATGAAACCATATCAGAATATACTAAGATTGCCAGTTGACTTCTATGTTGATCATTACAACTGGGATAATGTCATGTGTGTTGTGGTAGAGAGTTGTCCTTATGTCAATGGTATCAAACCTCATAGTGAAAGGTTCTGGACTAATATCTCACAGATACAGAAGAAAGGTGTTATTATAATAGTAGACGACATCTTCACAGGAGGAGGGAAGACAGGAAACTTTGTGGGATGGAAGAAGATCCCAGTTAATCCTGACATCTTTACAATGGGAAAAGCAATCACAGGAGGATACTTCCCATTAAGTATTGCATTATATAATGACAAGATACATGAAGCACTACCCAGAAGGTTTGACTGGGAGCATGGATTTACTTACAGCTTCAGTTTGCCAGGCATCTTAAGTTGTCTTGCATACATTAAAATACTAGAAGATGAACTCCTTATGAAGAAGCACAGGGACATCGTAGTAAGGGCGGTTGACTTGTTTCAGAATTTAGGTTATACTATCAAAGGACAGTTCGGAACGATAATTGAAATTGAACGTGAGTTTAAAGGAATGTTTACCATTCCCATTGATGCGAATGATGAATACTTTCATGTACTTGAGGGTCAGTTAAAGTGAAGATAGCAATCATAACTGATCAGCATTTTGGTGCAAGGAAATCAAGTAGAATATTTCACGACTTCTTTAAGAAGTTCTATAGAAATGTGTTCTTTCCAACACTTAAAGAACGTGGCATCACAACAGTTCTAGATCTAGGAGATACATTTGATAACCGTAGAAACTTAGATATATGGGCAGCACAGTGGGCAACCCATAATTATTTTGATGTACTTAAGGACATGGGAGTTGAAGTTCATGCCTTAGTAGGAAATCACACAGCATATTTTAAGAATACTAATTTAGTAAACACTCTCGTGACTACAGTTGGAGAGTATGACAACGTAACAATATACACTAAAGCAACTGAGGTGAAGATAGGTGGACTACCTATTCTATTCATACCTTGGATCAATGAAGAAAATCATGATGAGACATATGATCTAATAAAGAAAAGTAAATCTCCAGTAGCAATGGGACACCTAGAACTCAATGGGTTTGAAGCACACCGTGGTTATATTATGGATCATGGTGATAGTACAGCACCATATAGGAAATTTGATAAGGTATTCTCAGGTCACTATCATCAAAAAAGTATGAGGGAGAACATAACATACCTAGGTAATCCCTACCAAATCTATTGGAATGACTATAATTGTAAGCGTGGTTTCCATATATTTGATACTGAAACTTTGGAATTGGAGTTTATACCGAACCCTTATGCCATCTATGAAAAAATATACTACCATGAGGATCAGTTAAATAGTAGTAAGTTTAAGTACACAGATTATACAAATCATTTCATTAAGATCATAGTAGAAAAGAAAAAGGACACAGACAAATTTGAGTTCTTTATATCACAACTCTATGCTGCTGGTGTACATGAGATCAAAGTCATTGAGGATCCATCCTTTGAACAAGACTTGAGTGAAGAAATTGATATTGAAAAAGAGGACACACTAACCATCCTTGAAAGATATGTTGATGAAATAGAATACAAAGATAAGACTGCACTTAAATCTATTTTAAAAACCTTATACGTGGAAGCACTGGAGGTAGTATGATGTATATCCTGGCAGTTACAGGAAAAGAAAAAGAAGGTGCATACTCAGTTAAAGGATCAAAAAGTAACCAGTTAGTTTACATGTTCCTTGACAAAGACGACGCTTTACGCTATGCTGGACTCCTGGAAGCTGATGACTTTCCAGATATGTCGGTGGTAGAGGTGGATGATCGTGAGATCATTCAAGCTTGTGTCACTAGCGGTCACGAATATTATGTTGTCACTCCTGATGATATAGTAGTACCCCCTAGGGAATAATTTTTGTCTGAATGATTATTTTTAAAACTGTTCGTTGGAAGAACTTTCTTTCAACTGGTAATGCCTTTAGTGAAATACAGTTAGATGCAAGTCCTGCTACTCTGATAGTTGGATCAAACGGTGCAGGTAAATCCACATTCTTGGATGCTATCTGTTTTGGTTTATTCAACAAACCTTTTCGTAAGATAACCAAAGCACAATTAGTGAATGCGGTTAACGAAAAGGATCTGCTCGTTGAGATTGAATTTAGTATTGGTTCTCGTGACTATATGATACGACGTGGATTTAAACCTACGTTGTTTGAAATTTATCTTAATGGTTCAATGCTTTCCCAAGAAGCAGCTATGAATGAGCAGCAAAAACATCTGGAGCAAAGTATACTGAGGTTGAATTATAAATCATTTACTCAGGTGGTGATCTTAGGATCATCATGCTTTGTTCCATTCATGCAACTTAGCCCCCCTAATCGTAGAGAGGTGATCGAAGATCTCCTAGATATTCGTATCTTCTCTACCATGAATACTTTACTTAGAGACAAGGTAAAGTCAGTTAAAGAAACTCTCAGAGAATGTGAGTATCAAGTTGACCTTGCTAAGAACAAGGTTGAGATGCAACAAAACCTTATTGCTAATTTACAGGAGCAATCAAATGCAAATACCTCCAGACGAAAAGGAGAGATCAAAGATCTTGAAGGAGAAATCTCTAGCACAATGGATGCAGTTACAAAGGGATTGGGAAAACTCTCGTCTAAAGAAAAAAGTTTAGAAGCATATGGTGATCTGGACAAGGAGCAGACAGAACTTCTAGTATATCAGGATAGATTTAAGACTAAGAAGAAAGCTTTTAATAAAGAGTATAAGTTTTTTGATAAGAATGATAACTGTCCCACATGCCACCAAGCAATTACAGAAGAATTAAAGAACGATAAGAAGAAAATTA